GCAATGGGTGGTAACGTCCAAGGCGGCAAAAGTTATCTTGTTGGCGAGCGCGGCGCGGAAGTTATCACAATGGGCGGCAATGGCCATGTAACGCCTAATCATAAATTGGGTGGCGGGGACTCTAAGATAACGATTGTTAATCAAACCACAGGCCGCATTGATAATGTTGAAGAGAAAACAATGCCAGACGGTGAGCGTATTTTGATTATTCAACAAGCCCGTGATTTAATAGCGGCAGAAATGCGCGACCCGAACAGCAAAACATCGCGCTCTATGCAGTCATCACTCACAGTACAGAGACGCAGATAATGCCTACTTTACCGCGTGACCTTTACCCTGTTACATCGCCGAGCGGCTATAGCCATAACGCAGCAGGTGGCGTGTCTCGTACTCAAGTCGAGGGTGGATTTAATCGCTACGCTTTAGACTTTGAGCGCGGCGTTCAACAGTTTAATGTTGCCTTGGCGTGCACGGCAGTCCATTATCAAATATGGACTTTGTTCTTTTACAACATCATCAAAAAAGGCGCGTTGTCGTTTGATATGCCTTTAGATAGCGGCAGTGGATTACAAACCCATAGCGTCAATATCATTCCTAATTCTGTCAGCGTAAACGAGACGGACGGCAATAATTTTGTCGTGACGTTTCAGGTTGAGGCGGAGTCTAGCGCGTATGAATTTGATGCAGATGCAACAGAGACAATATTGGCAATATGGGAAGCAGGCGAAGACGTTGGCGAGTTATTTGACGCTATTGCTTATTTTGTTTTAACTGAAACGTTGGTGTTTGTATGAGTATTGATATTGAGCAACAACTCAGAGAGTTTTTAGCAAGCGCACCGCAAACTAAACACATTATAGAAGTGGTTAGCATTTCCCATTCGTCACTCACTCAAACCTATCATTTGTGGAAAGAGCCAATGAACGGCGCGGTGGTTGATGAAAACAGTAATACACTTGTTGTACAATCAACTAATCTAAATGTGGCACTGGCAGGCACTCCCGACAATTTAGACCAAAAATTCAACGTGTCGATTGACACAACAGACGCTGATAATGTACTCAGAAAAGAGCTAGACAGAATAGCGTTAAATACGACTGAAAAAATAGTTTTAACATATCGTGCTTATTTATCAGATGACTTGACTGAGCCGCAAGCAGTCCAACGGCTACAAGTCGAATCTATCACATACACACGCGGCGTTGCGTCATTGTCTGCCGTTGCGCCTAAGCTGAATGTTACGCGCACTGGTGAGCTTTACACATTCAGTCGTTTTCCAATGTTGCGTGGTTTTTTATGATAGAAAAGTATCTAGCAAAACATTACGAATGGCCGCCGTGTTGGCAGTTGGTAGCCGATGTTTATGTAAATGAGTTGGGTTTGTGTGTTGACGATTACACGCCTAAAACGGATTCAATGCGCGATGTTGCTAATGCTTTTCGGATTGCTTTGCATGACAACAAACACGGATTTACACAGCAAGACATCGCAAACAATTATGATGTTGTTTTGCTTGGAAAGCAGAAAAAAGTTACTCATTGTGGGTTATATTATAACAGTGGCGTATTGCATAGCCTAAAAAACATGGTGATATGGCAACCATTGGCGCAAATTACCGACACTTATGGACTGATAGAGTATTATCGATATGACCGTAACGATTGATTTTTTTAATAGTCCGTTTGACAAAGATCCTACATTATTTCAGGCCGAAACGGTCGCGCATTGGATCTTAGAACATAAAGAAGAATTAACGAATTACGCGGTTTACGATGGACAGCCAAGCCAACAAACAGACATTACACAAAACGTAGAAAAGTTAATGTCGCGCAATGGGCATTACATTGTTTTGTTGAGTCCTGCCGCGCCCGTCGTCAATACCGTCGTTTCTTTTTTTGTAGAGCATTGGTTTTCCGCTATAACATTCGGAAGTTATGCTCTAGCTAAACATCTTGCGCCGTCTTACAGCCCATCAAACATTAACCGCACTCAGCAAAGCCCTAATAATTCATTAGCAAACCGCACAAACGAGGCGCGTGTACTACAGCGAATAGAAGATATTTTCGGCTTAGTCCGTGCTTATCCTTCGCTTATTCAGCCTGTTTACTCAAAATACATCAACAACAAGCAATACGAATACTCTTATATGTGCATTGGGCGAGGCTGGTATGACGTGGCAGATGTTCGCGATGGTGAAACATTATTATCAGATATTGACGGCACGAGCGCGGAGTTCTTCAACCCTTTTACAAGCCCCAATAGCGGCAGTCCTTTTTTAACTATCGGCTCTGCTATTAGCGAGCCGATTCTATTGGTTAAACGCTCAAATAACGTCACTGGTGAGGTTCTAAAAGCGAAAAATCAGTTTGTTTTAACATACGCAGGTAGTATGGATTTTTATAAAGCATCTACTATACCTAGCTTATACGACAGAATTGGAGGAATTAGTGATGAGATGTATGCAAATGCGTCGCCAAGTGACGTTATAACAATAACAGGAACGCCTGCTGCTATTTATGATGGTAGCTATACAATCAGGTCGAAAATTGGAGGCTCTAATATTTTAGAGCTAACAACAGCGACATTTTCATCAACATCATCGACAAGTGGCACATTTACAATAACAACAGGCAATCCTGAATACACGTCATGGGTCACACTCAAAGATGAAAATATGACTCAGGTGTGGGTTAATCTAGTTGCGCCTCAGGGGTTATTTTATGATGCAGGTAGCGGTAAAACATCATTATCCGTCGATTATGCTATAGAGACACAGGAATTAGATGTGTCGTATTTGCCAACTGGCGCAATAACAACAACAACTGGAACAATGACAGCCGCAACAAGTGACGAACAAGCCAAAACAATCGAGATCACAACAGGTCATACAGGGGCAACAAGAGTACGCGCAAGACGCACAAATAACCACGATTATGGCTTTGCAGGGTCTGTCATCGACGAAATAAAGTACCAAGATTTATACGCAGTCACGCCGATTACAGCCACAGATTTTGGTAATGTGACTACTGTGCAAGTCGTGTCAAAAGCAACACAACGAGCGACATCATTAAAAGAGCGCAAGTTTAATTGTAATGCCACTCGCAAACTACCAACGTTTAATGGCACTACGTTTAGCGGCGCATTTGCTAGTGATGGTTCAGTCGCAAGCGGTACAATATCAGCCACAAAGTCATTTATTGATATTTTAGCGGCAGCAAGCATTGATTCAAAAATAGGGCAGCGAGTGCTTGCTGATGATGTTGATATGGCTCAAATATGGGGCGTTAGAAATACAGTTTACGCATGGAATCCACTCAATATAGAATTTGGTTATACGTTAGACAGCGATAACATTTCATTTGAGGAAACTGTAAGAGTTATCGCGGATAGCGTGTTTTGTATTGCCTATCGCCAAAACGGCAAGATTCGATTTAGTTTTGACAATACGCAAGCGTCATCAACAGCACTATTCACGCATCGCAATAAGAAGCCAGCTAGTGACACTATTAGCCGATTATTCGCAGCAGATAGCGAGTTTAACGGCATCGAGCTAACGTATAATGATAATGTGAGCGATGCACAAGAAACGATTAAACTACCGTTATCACTTACCGCCACCAATTACAAAAAAATAGAACTAACAGGCGTTAGAAATTACGCCCAGGCATGGTTTAGAGCGAATCGTGAGTACAATAAAATACTATTACAGCGTGTTAGCATTGAAACAGAAACAACAAGCGATGGCAGATTGTTGCTACCTAATCAACGTATTGATATTGTTGATAATACGCGATTCGATAGTCAAGACGGCGAGATTATCGCACAAAGTGGCCTTATTTTAACTCTATCGCGTGATGTTGTTTTTGGCGTTGGCACTCACAGTATCATTTTAATGCAGCGCGATGGCGGGCTTGAATCCATTACTTGTACAGCAGGCGCAAGCGCAAATAAGATTGTTTTAGCTTATGCGCCAAGCGAGGCCATAAACACGGTAAACGGTGGTGCTGTAGGCATTAGGACTATCTTTAGTTTTGGTGCTGATAGCGTAGCAAGTGCAAACAGTTATTTAGTGCAAGAGATAAATATCACAGATAGCAGTTACGTTAAAGTGACCGCTATTAATTATGATGCTGATTACTACTCAGCGGACACAGAATCAATCCCAAGTCGGAGTACAGTATTATGACACAAATTACGGTAACAGATTTAGACAACGCCAAAATTGACGTTGATAATATTGGCGCAATAATGAACTCAACCGCCGAAACAGTAACAGATAGGTTGGGCGGTGTAAGACGGACTATATATTCATTATCAAATGAATTTCCTGGTGCTGTTGCCGCTTCGGCTACTGCTATTGCAGCGGCTTCTAGTGCTGAAATTGATGCAGCGGCAGCATTAGCAGATAGGATTTTAGCAGAGACGGCGCGTGATGCAGCAAATGCAATAGGCAAGATATACGCAACAACTGCGGCAGGGCTTGCAGCAACAACGAATGGTCAATATTTCACTGTGCCATCAACCGTCACAGAAGAATTATTGATTTTATATCTAAACAGTGCAGGTACAGCAGTAGAGCAAAAACGTTATTATCTAGGAGGTTCAGTAACACCTAGAGTTGTTAGCAGAAATCTAGTTAATTCTGCAAATGTGCAAGTGGGTAAGACGGTTCATACCGACGGTACTTTACTGACCGCTGCAAGTTTTAGTGCTTCGGATTACATTCCCGTTTCACCTCTGACAGCTTATACGAAAACTGCATCTAGCGGAGCGTGGGCGCAATATGATGCTAATAAGACTTTTATTGGTTATACAAATTTAACGGCAACAATTACAACAAGTGCAACTACTGCATTTATTCGTGCATCTATGCTAACAGGGGCAACATTTGACGTACAACAAGGGGGAGTTTTAGGCGATGCAGACACTTATGCAACAAAATCATTAGTTGCAAATCAATACTTAGATTTAAGTATAGTCAAGCCAACTATTACTCTAAACAATAAATTAGATAATTCTATTTTATTGTCTGCCCGTCAAACGAGTTTTCTGACTAGATCGTCACCCAATTTG